TAATATCTCATTTTTACTAATATTTTCGAATCGAATATCTAAACAGTCTTTTTTCAATTCATTTATTTTTTTATCAAAATTATTATTACATATACATATTATAGGTAAAGTCCATGTATTATTATAATTTTCTCTATCAACTTTTTTTATACTCCTCTTTCCTCTTAATGGGTTAATTATTTTAACTATCTCCTGAAATCCACCCTTATCACTTGAACCCATACCCTCAATCTCATCCATAATTACACCTGGTGGTTCATCTGTTTTTGCAGTTAACACAGAAACAGATTTAAATTTTATTATTTTGTCTATCTTCTCTTTTAATGACTTTTGACTCCTGACATCTCCTGCATTGAACTCTATTACTCGATATTTCCATTTTTTTAAACATAACGTAGCAATTATTGTTTTTCCAATACCAGATGGACCCGATAATAATACTCCCTTCTTTTCAACTTTCTTTAAACGAAAATCCCTTAACCATGCTAACAATGTCTCAATCTTTGATTTATTTCCAATGACATCATTCAAACACGTTGGTGTATATTTTTCAATTAATGTTTTATTTTTATCAGTTAATGACTTATTATTTAACATTAATAATATTCTAATTTATTCTAATTTATTTAATATATTAATATACTAATTAATTTTTATATTATTATAAAAGTTGGTTTCATAATAACATTTTGAATAATTTTACCAATTAGTGTTCATAACTAAAATGTAGTTGTTATACTCCTAAGAGTCTTTGTACCTGCAGAACTTACATTAACGGATCTAGCTATTGGATCAGGTATCCTATCTTTATTCTCTAAATAACTTAAATATTGAACAATATTAGACATAATCTTAGGTAACATACTTTCTATTATTATCTCATTTAATTCTTCAAGTTGTTCCCTAATATCTGTATCAGCATTTTTTGCATGTTGCAAAAATATTGCCCTCATTATTATTATTAATTCTGTTTCTGACTGACGACTAATTACATGTTTTCTTTCACTTTGCTCCCAAACCTTATGTCTTAAACTATTCTGTATAATATTCAAATTTTTCTGCGAAAAAAATAATTGATTCAATACGTTGTCACAATGATTTCCTTTTAAAATAGTTCTCTCATAATTACTCTTTTTGTCCATTTCCTCTACCATATTATATGAGCCCTTATGTTGATTACCTATTACATTTGCTCTTTCATTTTGAACATCAAAAATGTCCTTTCTTGGAACTACGACTTTTCTATGTCTATGCATTATATTATATGCGAACATTATTTTTTCTATATATTTACTGTTTCTTTATTTGGTGTTTCATCTAATATTTTGATTCGGACGGTATCATCATCTTCGACATGTTCAGTGTTATTATCAGCTTTTTCATGTTGTTCGCTATTATTCAAATTACTCCTTAATTTAGTTACCTCTTCTACCTTCTTATTATAATTTCTTCTTAAATTATCTAATTCTATATTTCTAGACATTAGATTTATCTTGATTTTCTCAAATTCTTTTAGTCTTTCATTTAAAGTAATATTCTCGTTTTTTAATTCCTCGGTATCTTGATTAGTAGTTTCATTAGATACTACAGGTTCATTTTCTTTACTTTTATTTATAATATATTCATTCATTACTACTTGTGCATTATATATCTTAGCAGAATCCTCTATTGTATAAATACCCTTTGATTGACTAATCTCTAAATAATGCGAAAATAAATTCATTGCTGTTACATGATCCATATTTGTTATTAATATAATTTAATGAATCTTTCTTTTATATTTTTTATAATTATTAATAAAATTATTTAATAAAATACTTTTAAAATACTTTAATAAATAGAAATGCTATTAATCCAATTACAGCAAATATAGAAAAAAATCCCTTTACTGCTATATCATTCCCATTAGATACCATATGTTTATTAACTGTTTTCTTACAGTTATTAATATCACTAAGTAGTTTTTGATTCTGAAAACTCAAATAACTATGAAGATTTTTATTTTGCATAAACTTATATCGTATATCTAGCCGACTAATAAACTTTAATACATCATTTTCATATGCAGTAATTTGACCCAATATAATACATAACTGTTTATCATCACCTTTATTCTTATTAATAATCGAATTATAACTTACAAGTGTCTTTAATAATGGGTCTATTTGTGTAAAATAATCATCCATCTCAGCATTAAAACTATTAAATGCAATTAGTTGTGTCTTATATTTTGATATATCAAACTTTGTTTTCCTTAATTCTTCTTCTATAGAAGTCAGTTTCGTTGTGTTTGTAACATTATCTAACTTTAGAAATTGTATAGTCTTATCATATTCTGCATTTTTCCTTGATAAACGACCATTTTCATCTTTCATTCCAGATATGACTTCATATAGTCGTCGAGTTTCAGCTAACATATCAGTTATATAATCTGTATTACCTGAATGACTCTTCTTCTTTTTTGGTAGATTGATTGTAACAGTAGGATGAGAAGAAGGTTCGTCACCAGATTCATCACTATCATCAGATTTACTATCATATATTTTCTGTCGCATACTCTGCTCTAATTCACCCATTCCTCGTTGAGTAGCTACTCTTGATGCTTGAGCTATTCCAGCTGAATTTGTTTTATTAACAACCGAACTCCTTGAACCATAAGACTGTTCAAGTAATTCTGGATTGTCGGCAACACTTTCTTCTTCCTCTACTGGAACATCCTGCCTATCCGAAGGAGGTGGCCACTGAAAAGCTGATTTACTCATACTCTGATAACACCTGTTTAATTATCTATTAACTAAACAGTTTTATACCTAATCAATTTTTTTATTTCTTGCCTTTCTTTGCTAAATATTCTTTTCTTACTTTTCCTGATTTACTACGTCTTACTACATATTTAGCTCCTTGTTCAGTTTGATGTACTACACGAGTCTTTCTGGTATCACCTCTACCAACCTTTGAACGTTTTTTTGTCTCACTACGTGGCTTTTTTGATTTTTTCGCTCCACCACTTAATCTAGATTTTCTAGTTCTTCTTAATAATAAGGGCATTTTTCTTTTTATATTTTTATATTAGATTTTTTTTTGAACGCATTTTTAATTTTAATTTTAATTTTAATTTTAATTTTAATTTTAATTTAATAAATTTTTAAAATCGGCAGGAGTGTAATTAATTGACTTTAGTATCTTTCCAGTTGAATAATTAAATACTACCCAATATTTACCATCATCTGATTTTCTGTAATCAGGTGAATCATATGGCGTATCATGAGTCTTATACCATTCTACTGTTTGTCGTGCCTCCTCCTCCGTCTTACACAACTTTGACATATTTGAATCATGGACAATGTCAAATGCCTTATCCAAATCTATTCCAAAACTCACTCCTGCACCATACACTACATACAATATATCTGATAAAGCATCAACTACTTCAGTGAAATTCTTAGTCTTTATAGCATCTTCTAATTCATTTACCTCCTCATGAATTAAACTAAAACGCAATTTTACCAAATCTGGTTTTTCATCAAATACATTCTTTTCAGGTGTATCACTCACTGGAACACCAAAACATTTATTAAAATCATATACTTTCCTAAAATTAGTATTCATTCTAACTTAAGTTTTTAATTTATATTATTATATTGTTAATTGTTTTTAAGTTCCTTCACCACCTATTCCGGTTAAATAAGTTGTTTTTACATTATTTTTAATTTACATTTTCTAAATTTCATGATTAATTCTTTTGGCTCTTTACACTTAAATATAGTGGAACCCGATACAAATATATTTGCTCCTTTTTCTAAACATAATTGAAAAGTTTCTAAATTAATTCCACCATCTACTTGGATATCTAAATTAGGATATCTTTTATGAGCTAATGCAATCTTTTCTAAACATTTCATATGGAATGATTGACCACTAAATCCTGGTATAACTGTCATTATTAATAAATAATCAACTAAATGTTTGTCTAATATCTCATATACATTAACTAATGGGGTATCAGGATTTAATGCGATACCTAGCTTAATGTTATATTTTCTAAATTCATTTATTATGCATTTTGCCTCGTTAATATCATTACAGGCTTCTATATGAAAACTCACAGAATTAGCAGTTTTTACAATCTCTGTTACCCATTTAATTGGATTCTCTATCATTAAATGACAATCTAAATAAGCATTCGGTAATTTCTTTCTAAGAGATTCTAATACTGGATAACCAAATGTTAAATTCGGTACAAAATGTGCATCCATTATATCCATATGTAACCAATCAGCTCCTGCTTCCAACATTCTTTTTGATTCATATTCTAAATTAGATAGATCGCTACTCAACATAGATGGAGCAATAATAATTTTATTCATTTTAGCTATATAATATTATAATAAAAAGAATTTGATGAAATTAATTAGATACAAATTTTTATATTATGTTCTTCATTAGTCACAATTTATTTATTATATTTATTCAAATTTTTTTATCAATGTATTACATGAAATGAAATACTTTAATATTAAGTATAATACAAAGAATGAATCTGTTGAATGTTGTAATAATATTTATAATATTAATTTAAATACTAATTTTAATACTAATTTTAATGAATATAATATTGTTCTTCTAGAAAATCTATTCTCAAAAGACACAATTAATTTTGTTTATTATAATGGTCACTCTAATGACCTAAAGTTTCTTGAATTAATATATCCTATTAAAATTGTAAATAACCCAATCACTCAATCATCAAGTCTTAATAAATTATAATTTATCCCAAATATATCAATAACTAGATTATGCTCTTTTAAATTAGCGTCATCTAGTTCAATATTTAAATTATATTTACCTATATTCAATAAATTACTATAATGTATTGTCTGTAATTCTATTGGTTTAATTTGCCAATGTATTATTTCCTCTTTACTGTTTAATTCGAGTTTAACATCTCTAATTAAATTACTACTTATATTATTATCGCCTCTTATTACCCATGAGAATTGTTTTAGTGGTTTTTCAATATACATATTAATACATTCATCTGTTATTTTTTGTGTATTAAAATAATCTATCTGCTCTATTAAGTATTCGTCTTGCTTATACTTAAACATTCGAGCAACATCGTCATCTATGTACATGTAATCAATCTTCATTAATACATCTTCTACTACGGGATTCTCCTTAAATACAATATTTATCTTAATTTCATGATTTCTCATTAAATATATTGGTAATGATGCTCCTAAATTTTTAGAAAACCAAAATGGTATAATATAAAATGAATTATTTGTGGAATTATCTATAGAATTACTTGCACTATTTGAATATTTTAAATACCACAGAGGATTAATAGATTGAATAACTATATTATCTATAATAAAATCTATTTTATCCAATAAATCTCTATTAGGTAAAAGTATGCATATCTGCTTCAATAAATCTGGTTGATTGGAAATATTTATAATATAGGAATTAATACTAGAATTAGGATTAGCTATATATTCAAAAGATTGAGAAGTTATACCTACTTTTTGCTTATAAACATAGTTTAAGCGTTTATTATCTATTCTTATGTTTTTTTGTTGATTGATACCTTCTACAACTAATTGTATTAATCCTGGAACCATATTAATTATTAAAAGTGATAATTAATATTGTTTAATAACTTATATACAGAATTATAAACTAATTGCTATAAGCCATTCCACCCATACCTCCCATAATTCTCAAAATATTATAATTCAATGCATATACTCTTATTTTTCCTGTTACTGACCCATTAAATGTTATATTAAGACTCGTGTTATCTATTCTAGAGAAATTACAAGTACCACTGGGTTGTTGTTCTTCTGGACTAAATGAAAAAGAATATACGTTAATACCTGGAGATGTAGGAATATTAGTATGATGTTGGTATGGTTGAACTAAATTATAGTAACTACCATACCTAGCTGAAAATCTATCATGTCCATTTAATAATAATTTAGCTGTACCAATATTATTGCTACCTTGGGAATTGTATGCTCCTCGGGATTTTTGATAACTTGAATAACTAGTATAATTAAAGTTCTGTAAATTAGTTACCGAAGTAGTTGGCTGAAGCAACCATATCAATTCCTTAACTGGATGATTTAGTGTTAATTTTAAATCAATACTTGATGCTGTATTGACTGTTTCATCGCCTGTCATTTGCACTTGTTCTATTAAGTATTCATGGTTCGCAGTAGCAAATCTTTTTCTCTCATCGGTATCTAAATATATATAGTCCACGTAAAGACAACATGAAACCAATGAAACTGTTGGACTAGATGTTGGTTTTGTCCAATCAGTTGATGTACTAGTTCTCTGTTCTAATAATATATTGCTTAATGCATTAATTTCTAAGTTAATCTTAACTTCATGATATTGTAATGCAATTAATGGCAATACTAAACCTGGATGTCTGCAAAACCAAAATTGCAATGGTATGAAAAGTTTAGTAATACTCTTATCTGTATCATGTACTGGCTCTGTTGTAGTTGTATTCCCTATCATAGTATTATAACCATCTCTTTGTCCATTTGGTATCGTTAAATCATTCCAAATAGAAAACCATTCGCTATAGTGTTTATCAATCAATTGTCCACCAATTTCTAATTCTACTGATTTTATTAATGCGTGTCCTATTTCATCAACCCAACCTTGTCCATAACTTGCTATTTTAGGTAGTGCTGGTAATTCTACTTCTAGAACTAATTTATGAATTAGATCCCCATTTCTACTGATTGTACAAGTAATTCTTCTACCAAAATCTATGTTTCCACTAAAACTTTGTTTTATGGATTCCATAGAAAAATTAGTATATCTTCTATAGATCGCCTTAAAGAAAGTTACTTGTGGGTTTCCTGTTAAATACATATCTTGTGTGCCATAGGCTACTAGTTGCATTAAGCCACCTGCCATTGAATAGTTATTAAATAAATAGAATTTATTTTAATTCTTATAACTAAAATAAATTATAATTAATTCATTGCACACTTAAATGAAATTAATCTAATTACTGTAAGCAAGACCACCCATACCACTCATGACACGGAGTACATTGTAGCTATGGGCAAATACCCATAATGCAGTACCACCATCAGCAGTAAGGTTAAGAGTAGCGTTGTCAATACGTGAGAAATTGCAAGTACCACTTGGTTGATGTTCTTCTGGAAGAAGAGCAAAGGAATAGCAATATAAATTTCTAGTTGGAGCGTTCATATGGTGTTGATATGGTTGCACTAATCTAAAGTAATCACCACTGCGTTCAGAGAATCTATCATGACCATTAAGTTGAAGTTTAATAGTATCAGTAGTTCCTACGAATAAAGTTGGTTTAGCAGTTGAACTTGCAGATACAGCCCATACTAATTCCTTAACTGGATGATTGAAGTTAAGACGTACTTTAGATGCAGTACCATCAGCTACAGTTTCTACACCTGTATGTTGTACTTGTTCAATAAGATACTCGTGACTGACTTGAGCAAAACGTCTGCGTTCATCAGTGTCAAGATATATGTAATCTACCCAGAGTCCTGTAGAACTCAAATCTTTTAATTGAGCTGGTGTAACTGCTATATCACCCTTAGCACATAATTCAAGATTTATACGTACTTCATGGTATTGAAGTGCAATAAGTGGAAGAGCACAACCTGCATTTCTGCAGAACCAAAATTGAAGGGGAACTCTTACTACCTTCTTTTGTTCAGTACCACTGGATGTAAGTGCTTTATCAGCATTAACCTTTTGTACTAATTCATTATAACCAGGTAGTTGTCCTTTTCGTAAGCTAAGTTCGCTCCATATACTCATCCAGTTACCATATTGCTTATCTACACGTTGACCACCAATTTCTACTTCAGCACTTTTTACTAAAGCATTACCAACTTCTACATTGGCTTCTAAAGCTGCACTACTAGTCTTTGTTTCAACAGTTGCTTCAAACCACATACGATGTACTAAATCACCGTTACGGCTAACTATACATGAAACTCTATTGCCGTAATTGGCAGTACCATTGAAGGATTGTTGGATAGATTCCATCGCAAAATTGGTATGTCTGCGATATACAACCTTAAAAAAAGTAATTTGTGGGTTTCCAGTAAGATAGATATCTTGAGCACCATAAGCAACTAATTGCATTAATCCCCCACCCATTTTATATATATATTTAATAAAGAAAAATATTATTAAAGTTATAAGTTAATAAGTTAATAAGTTAATAAGTTAATGAGTTAATAAGCTAATAAGCTAATAAGCTAATAAGCTAATAAGCTAATAAGTTAATAAATTAAATGTTAAATTAAATTTATTAAAATTACAATATAAATATTTAAATAAAATACTTAATTGCTGTAG